CAAGTTAGGACTAGGATCAGTCCACGCATCCTCAACTCTCCTACACTTAATACAAAATGGGAAGAGTGAGTATGTAAGACTGGAAGCTAGTAAGGATCTCCTAGATAGGATAGGCATGAAAGCTCCTGAAAGAGTACAACACAATGTGGGTGGAAACATTGCAATCAAGATAGATTTAGATTAGAGGGGTAGGCTTAGAAACTAGCACAATGCAAACAGACAAAGATCCTATACACACAATATAGTTGAAAAAAGCATTTCAAAAAAATATTTATTATAGTAAGGTTCGAGCATGGCAGATCCTAGACTAAAGAGAGCTGGAGTAAGTGGTTATAATAAACCAAAGAGAACTCCAGGTCATAAAACCAAATCACACATAGTAGTTGCTAAATCTGGTAATAAGATTAAGACGATTCGGTTTGGGCAACAGGGAAAAACAGGAGATAGAACTATGACAAAGAGAGCAAAGTCTTTTAAGGCAAGACACGCAAAGAATATAGCCAAAGGTAATATGTCAGCAGCATATTGGGCGAATAAGGTGAAGTGGTGAGTACAGTTAATAAAGCTGGTAACTATACAAAGCCAGGCATGAGGAAAAGAATATTTAATAGAATTAAAGCTGGTGGAAAAGGTGGGAAGCCTGGACAATGGAGTGCAAGGAAGGCGCAAATGTTAGCACTAGCTTATAAGAAGGCAGGAGGTGGTTATAAATGATGAAGTCTGTTAAAGCTCCAGCTGGTTTCCATTGGATGAAAACAAAGAATGGTGGATACAAGCTAATGAAGCATAGTGGTCCATTCAAAGCACATAAAGGTGCTAGTCTAACTGCAAAATTTAATATACAAAAGAAACATGGCTCTAGCTAAATCACAACGCAGTTTAAAGGCGTGGACTAAACAGAAGTGGCGTACAAAGTCAGGAAAGCCATCTGCTAAGACTGGTGAAAGATATTTACCAGAGGCAGCAATAAAGGCACTTACTCCTGAAGAGTATGCTAGAACAACTAGAGCTAAACGAAA